GTACAGAATTTTGCCCTACAACAAATGGGGAGAAGAAGACGTGCAGAATACGATGATGGGGTACCTAGAATACAGATACCTTCACCATCGCCAAACACATTATTAAAATAAGGAGAATAATTATGGCAATAACAACTAATGCAATTTGCAATTCATTTAAAAAGCAATTGATGGGCGGTGAGCATGATTTTGATAGCGCAGGTGGAGATACATTCAAATTAGCAATGTACATTTCTACTGCTACGTTAGGAGCATCAACTACTAACTATTCATCATCTGGCGAAGTAACTTCACCAGCAGGATACTCTGCAGGTGGAAAAGCTTTAGTTAACCAAGGTGTTAAAGTTTCATCAGGAGTCGCTATTACCGACTTTGCTGATTTATCTTTCACTGGAGTTACACTAACAGCTAGAGGTGCTTTAATTTACAACACAACTACTGACGGTGGTACTGGTACTACTGAAGCAGTTGCTGTTTTAGATTTCGGTGGAGATAAGACTGCAACTTCTGGAACATTTACAATCCAGTTCCCTGCATTCACAACTTCTGCTGCGATTTTAAGAATTGCGTAATAAAGCAATAAGGAACTAAAATGATATGGCTACTTGGGGACAACAAACATGGGGCTTCGAAAACTGGGGTACACTCGGTGATGCCGTTGTTACCCTAAGTAGCACAAATCTTTCCGCAACAACTTCTATAGGAACCGCTACCGCTGAAGGTATTCTTCAAGTCGGTTGGGGTGGTGACACTTGGGGAGAAAACACTTGGGGTGATTTATCAGGTGCTTTTGCAAACCCAACAGGAATTCAAGCTACATACTCTGTAGGATCCGTAACAACAACAGCTAACGCTAACATTGATGTTACTGGAATACAATTAACTGCAACTAACTCAGGCGCAGTTGGTGGTACATCAGTAGATCTAATTCTAGCAGGACAAGAACTTCAAACATTTTTTGGTGAAGAAACAATTGGTATAGGTGTAAACGTTACTGGAATTTCTTTAACACCAACATCAGGTACAGTTACTATTGATGATAATTTTTTAATTGGTTCTGGATGGGGTAGAGATGCCTGGGGATCAATGGTATGGGGTGATGCTTACTCTGTACAAACAGGATCCGTATCTGCAACAATGTCTATTGGTGCTGTTGCTGAAATCATAGCAGATGCAAACGTAGAATTAACAGGACAACAATTACAAACTGAAATTGGTGAAGAAACTATTACAGCAGATGGTAATGTAGATGTTACTGGAATACAGGCAACATTATCAGTAGGTCAAGTTCAAGGACTATCCGTAGTCGGTAGCCAAATGACTATGTCTACTCAAACAGTAGATATTGAAGCAGGTGGTAATGTATCAGTAAACCCAATTGAAGATAACTTAGATTCATTTATTGGTTCTGTAACCCTTGATATTGGTGTTACTCCTGCAGCAGTTGGCTCAGAGGCTACAATGTCTATTAGTGGTGTAACAACAACTGCAAACGCTAATGTAAATATTACTGGTTTAGCTCTAACTAGTTCTATAGGTGAAGAAACAGCATTTACTGATGTTGTAGTATCCGTTACTGGCCAAGAATTGACAAGTTCTATAGGTGAGGAGACAGTACAAGCTAATGCGGATGTCTCTGTAACAGGTTCTCAATTAACAAGTTCAATAGGTTCAGTAGAACAAAATACTATTTATGACGTAACTGGCTTAGAAATGACTATGTCCATAGGGGAAGAAACCCCTATAGCTAACGCTAATGTGGACGTTACTGGCATAGCCTTGACTGGTTCTATAGGAAGCGTTAATACTACAGCTTGGCAAGAGATCAATTTAGGTGTAAATAATGTTTGGACAGAGGTTGACCTTGCTGCTTAACAAAGGTAAAATTATACTTATTTAGGAGAAATTTTTTATGACATCAAGTTATTCTACAGATTTAAAACTCGAACTAATGGTCACTGGCGAAAACGCTGGTACATGGGGAGATAAAACAAATTCAAACTTAAATTTAATTCAACAAGCAATTGCAGGTTATGAGTCAATAACAATTACTGATTCAGCTACAACTGCTTTAGTAATGTCAAACGCTGCATTATCGAATGCACGTAACATGATTATTAAATTTGCAACTATCACTTTAACTGGTGCAACTACTGTAACAATTCCAGATGGAATTGAAAAATTTTATATTTTTGATTGTAGTGCTATAACTGATGCACAAAATCTTACAATCAAAACTGTTAGTGGTACTGGTTTTTCTCCAACTACTGCTGGGGCTGCAAGTCCAAAAATTTTCGCAGCTTATTCAGATGGAACTAATATCACAGAAATTTCTTTAAACACTTTAGGTGGAACTATAGGTACTTCTCAATTAGAAGCTGCTTCAGTTACAGCTCCAATACTTGCAAGCAACGCAGTTACTACTGATAAAATTTTAGCATCAAATGTTACTACTGCAAAACTAGCAGCATCCGCTGTTACTGGAAATAACATAGCTCAATCTACAATTACACAATCTAAACTTGCTACTGATTCTGTTGGATCAGATCAATTGATTGCAACTGGGGTTACAGCTCAAGAATACACAACTGCAACAATCACAGTTGATGCTGATGGAAGAATTACTGCTGCATCATCTGGTGCTGCAGGAGGAGGCTTTACTCCAAACATTTTAGGATTTGGACCTGCTAGTGGAACTTACACTCAAAACACTGCAAATCAATGGCTAGCTTTTGCTTGTTCTGGAGGAGGAGGTGCAGGAGGAGGTAATGACCGGGGCAATTCCGTAAGGGGTGGAAGTGGCGGTAATGGATTGCTTGCAGTTTTTACAGGAAACTTTAACGCACCGTCATCAGTACCTTACTTAATTGGTGGTGGTGGTAATGGAGGACAGGGTGGTGTTCAATCAGGTACTCCTAATAGAGGTAATGCTGGCGGTGCCGGGGGTACAACTTCTGTTGGAGGTTTATTTAGCGTCAGTGGTGGAAATGCCGGTACTGGAGCTGACACAAACTCTAATGGTGCTAATGGTAATGCTGGAGCTGTAAATACAGGAACTGCAAATTTTACTGCATCTTCTATAAACGGCTTGGGGGGAAATGTTTTAGTTGTTGATGTTACTTCAGGAGGGCCAGGATCAAACACAGGTGGTCCGACCGGGGCTCCTGGACCAGTAGGTGGTCGGGGTAGTTTAATTTTTTATGACAACAGAAGTTAATAGATAAGGAACAAATAAATTATGAAATATATAATATTTAGAGATAAAAATTTTATAACAATGACTGCACACGAGTCTGTTAAAGATAAAATATTAACTATTGAACATAATTCATGGGCTTTACCAGTATCCGACGAACAGTATAGAGATTTTGGAGAAAATAATTCTTGGACATTAAATGCGGATAATAGTGCTATTGTTATAAATAAATTTTATCAAAATCAAGGAACTGTAATAGTTTCTGATCCTGAAGAAGCTAGACAAATATTTAAAAACCATATTAATGATTTAAAAACTAGTTGTGAAAACTCTAAAAAAAGTAATCCAGGTTTAGAAAGTTTAATTTCTTTTTTAGATACTATTGATACTTCAATAGTAAGTTCTATTACCAACACCAATAACTTAACACATATTATTTACAGTTTACCGGGTTGCCCACAAATTTATTGTTACGAAACATATTCAGTTGACTTTTTAAGTTAGTTTTTATACAAACTTTTGTACAATGCAGTTAAAAAGCTATATTAAAGTTTATGATAATTGTTTACCTTTAGAAAACATAAGTACCCTAATTCAATGGGCTAATAAAAAACAAATTTCAGAAAAAGGCAGAGTAGGAAATGACCAAGTAAATGAAAATATAAGAAAAGTAAAACTTTCTAGTTTTATGGACTGGAGCTCTAAAGAAAAAACTAAAATTCATTGGTGCAATTATTTACAATACATTTTCAGTAAATATTTACATGAATATTCAAAAAAAATTTATCCTCACAATCAAAAGTTAGCAGATAATATAATACAAATTGATTTATTAAAATATGAAGAGGGAGGTTTTTATACGCCCCATGTAGATCATTATGGAAATAATCCTAGAACAATTTCCTTTATTTTAATCCTCAATAATGATTATGAAGGAGGTGAGTTAGAATTTTGCAATCCAAACACTGGAGAATCTTACAAAAAAATAAAAGGAACACCAGGTAGTTTAATTGTTTGGCCAAGTAATTTTTTATATTTGCACAAAGTTAATTCAATTAAAAAAGGAACAAGGTATTCGATTGTAGCATGGGCATTATAAGAAAAGATTTTAAATATAAATTAATAAAAAATTTTCTTACTCCAGAGGAGTTAAGTATTGGAATTAGTTTTTATAATTTAGAACATAAAAAAAATATTACATCATTTGATACCAGACAAAATAACAATGGAGATTCTTTTTTTGGAGGTGATAGTTTTACTGAAACTTTTATGACTAGAAAATTAAAAAAAATGCAAGAAGAAACAGGTCTAGAACTTTTACCAACTTATGGTTACACAAGAGTATATACTTTTAACGCAGAATTAAAAAAACATATAGACAGACCTTCTTGTGAAATTTCAACTACTGTTATGTGGGATAGTGATGGAACTGAATGGCCTATTTATATGGATGGAATTCCTATACAGATGCAGAAAGGAGATGCTGTAATTTATCTTGGAATGGAAATAGAACATTGGAGAGAAAATTTTAAAGGAGATTTTCATATACAATCTTTTTTACATTATGTTGATAAAAACGGACCTTATTCAGAATATGAATATGACAAAAAAGATGCAAGACACAATGCATTAGTAATATGAGTGAAAAAAAATATCAAATAAAAGATTGGATTGGAAGTTTTGACAATTATCTTGATCCTAAAATTTGTGATTTTTTAATATCTTATTTTGAAAAACACAAAAATAGTTTAGCTTATGATAGATTCTCTTCTGAAAAATCACCAAAAACAGAAAAAAATGATTTATCTATAGGTGTATCAAAATTTAATAATTGGTTTAAGGAAATGAGTATACTATGTGATGCTGTGACAGAGTGTTTAAATTTATACGAAAGAGATACCAATGTTATAAAATATTGTAGTTTATCAGAACTACATTTTACAGATATTAAGATACAAAAAACTGTTCCAACTGGAGGTTATCATTCGTGGCATACTGAAAGAAGTTACACTAATAATTTATGTACTAGAGTTTTAGTTTTTACTGTATATTTAAATGATATTAACGAAGGTGGAGAAACAGAATTTTTATTAATGAAACAAAGAGTTAAACCAGTAAAAGGAAGAATATCTATCTTCCCAGCTTATTTTCCTTTTGTTCATAGAGGCAATCCACCTTTACAAGAAGATAAATATATTGTAACTTCTTGGTTATTAAATAATGGGTGATATGAAAATAATTTATAAAAAAGAACACATTGAACTAACATTTACATGGAAAGAAATTTTGAGAATTATTTTTAAAAAACATATAAAACTCAACAAAAAATCTTGTTATACTTTTGGAAGTCTTTTAATGAATATAGTCTGTGAAATGACCAATAAGTATGGGGATGCCAAAAAACATGGAATGATAGAAAGTCCTGTTGAGGGCAATCCAATAGATTTATAAATACCAGTATGGTATAATTCCCTATGCCATTAACAAACGTACAAATAAGACCAGGATTTAACAAACAAGTCACAGAAACAGGAGCCGAAGGGCAGTGGACAGATGGTGATTTTGTAAGATTTAGATATGGCTTACCAGAAAAAATTGGTGGGTGGGAACAGATAACTGATTCTACTTTAGTTGGAGCTGTAAGAGAACAATTAGTATGGGCAGATTTAGATGGTAGAAAATATGCTGCTTTAGGAACAAACAAAGGTTTATTTATTTATTATGAAGGTGCTTTCTATGATATCACTCCTCTTGGTACAGCACTTACAGGAGCAACATTCGATACTACAGATACATCAGCAACGGTCACCGTAAACTATGTAGCCCATGATTTAGATGCAGGAGATTTATTTACATTTACAAACGTAACTCCACCCTCAGGTGCTGGTTATGTGGCTGCTGATTTTGAAACAAACACTTTTCAAGTAGTAACTGCACCTAATGCAGATACGTTTACAATTACTATGGCTGCTGCTGCAACAGCAACTACATCTGCTAGCGGCTCTGCAGATATTAACCCTTACGTAACTGTTGGTCCATTATCACAAACATATGGATATGGTTGGGGAACTGGCTCCTGGTCGAGAGGCACTTGGGGTTCTGCATCAACAACATCTTCTGTTATATTGGATCCTGGGTCATGGTCTTTAGATAATTTTGGACAAATATTAATTGCAACAGTTAAAAACGGTAAAACATTTAAATGGAGTCCTATCAATGCAGATCCTTCTGCTTTAACTACTAGAGCAACTGTAGTTAGTGGTGCTCCGACAAAATCCGTTATGTCGATTGTCTCTGAAAGAGACAGACATTTAATTATTCTTGGCACCGAAACTATTATTGGTAGTCCAATAAATCAAGATCCAATGTTTATAAGATTTTCTGATCAAGAAGATATCTCAGATTACACACCAACATCAATTAATACTGCAGGAACATTTAGGTTAGACTCTGGTGTTAAAATAGTAGGTGCAGCAAAAGCAAAAGATTATATTTTAATACTTACTGATACTTCTGCTTATGTGATGCAATTTGTAGGAACACCGTTTACTTTCTCTATTAGACAAGTAGGAAGTAATTGTGGTGCTATTGGTCAACATGCAATTAAATATGTTAATGGAGCTGTATGGTGGATGGGTCAAGCAGGCGGTTTCTTTGTTTATGATGGTACTGTAAAAGCTGTTCCGTGTTTAGTAGAGGATTTTGTATTTACTAACAAAGGCGGAAACCTTGGTATTAATTACAATTCAGGTGAAATTGTTTATGCAGGTTTAAATCATTTATATAGTGAGATTAATTGGTTTTATCCTAAATCAGGATCAGAGAAAATAGATAGAGTTGTATCTTATAACTATGAAGAAAATGTTTGGACTACAGGTTCTATGGATAGAACGTCTTGGTTTGACGCTACTTTATATGACAATCCATACGCAACAAAATTTAATGCAACAGGTACTCCAACGTTTCCAACTATACAAGGTGTAACCAATGTAAATGGGGCTTCCATATACTATGCTCATGAAATTGGTAATAATGAAGTAGATTCAACAGGAGCTAAAACAGCAATACCTGCATTTATTCAATCTGGTGATTTTAATCTAGGAGAGGGAGAAGTCTTTATTAGTATGAGAAGGTTTGTACCAGACTTTAAATTATTAACTGGAGATGCACAAATAACAATAAATTTAAGAGACTATCCAGCAGATGGTGCAACTTCTTCACCTCTCGGACCCTTTACAGTAAATAGTTCAACTGATAAAATAGATACCCGTGCTAGGTCTAGGTTTGCTAGCTTAAAAATTGCAAACACCTCAACAGATCAAAACTGGAGATTTGGTACGTTTAGAGCTGATGTACAACCTGATGGAATGAGAGGATAATGGACGAAATATTTTTAAATGATTATACTAATATACCAATGGCTCAACAACCCAATGGGTTAGCTGCTATTTACCAACAACCAGGATTTGAAAATTACACTCCATCTTATTCTGTTGCAGACCAACCAATGGTCAATCAAGATTTAAATTTATTACCTGAAGGGGGTATTAATTTACCACCTTTGAAAGATATAGCAGGTAACATAATACAAGATAGATTAAAAAGTTATGCATTAAAGAAAATAGGATTAGATGGTTTAAAAGGAAATATATTAAAAGGTATTGTAAATCCTTATGTTGGTTTAGCAACTTTAGCACCTTTTGATACAAACCCTCTAAATGTGTTACAAGATTTAAATACTAGAGCAAGATCTACTTTATTTGCAAAATCTGCAACTATGTCAGATTATTTAGCTGCTAAAAGAGCGCAGAAAGCTGCTGAAAGAGATTACAGAAGAGATACGCAAGGAGATATTACTACAGTTCCAGTTAATATTTTAAACATGCAACCTACAGCACAAGATATTTACAGAGGAGGTGGACCTGATAGATCTTCATCTACAACATCAACTTCATCAGCTAGATCTGCAAGACACACAGCAGGCCCTGGTGGATTACATAGTGGTTATTAATCATGGCTAAGATTAATGCAGGTATCCCTGAACCTACTCCTGAATATAGACAAGAAAACCAAAGACAGATAGCTCAAGCTATTCGTACAGTTCAAGATCAATTAAATACAAGCTTTCAAGAAGAATTAAAACAGGAAGTCGAAAGACTTTCTTGGTATA